GATGCACTGAATTCTGCTTCGTCTCCGTCCACCGTCGCGACCAGCGTTGGTGGTGCAGGCACGAACATGAATCTGGCAAAGTTGCTGGCGGCGAAAAAAGCTCTGGACGCGAAAAACGTCCCGGCTGAAGGTCGTTGCATGATTATTCATGCTAATGGTCTGTCTGCTTTGCTTGATGAGACTGAACTCACAAGTTCTGATTTCGCTACTGTGAAAGCTCTTTCTCAGGGTGAGATCGACACCTTCCTTGGGTTTAAGTTCATCATGCTCGGCGACCGTGACGAAGGCGGTCTCCCTCTTCCGTCAACCCGCACCAACTTCGCGTTCCATCGTGACGCGGTTGGCCTTGGTGTCTCGATGGCGCAGAAGAGTGAGATCAACTACGTAGCCGAAAAAACGAGCTTCCTCGTTTCTTCGATGTTCTCCGCTGGTGCGGTTGCCATCGATGACGAGGGTATCGTCCACATCAGCAGCACCGAATAGGAGGATTGAACTATGGCTTTTTCTTCCACTGGCTTCGGTGTGGTGTTCGCCTCGAAGAAGGGCAACGCACCGTCGATGTACACCTACCAGACCGCCGACACGATTGCAGACGTTAATACGGCTGGCTACTTTAACAGCCTGTCCGACACGCTTGCTATCGGCGATTTGATTTACTGCGTGACCTCCACCGGGGGTACGCGCGTTAGCACGCTTACTCAAGTTCTGTCGAACGCGGGTGGCGTTGTTGACGTTGCCGACGGCACAACGCTGGCCGCGACTGACGGCGACTAATAGGAGTGGGGCGGGTTTAAACGCCCGCCCCATTTCATAGGGGGTTCGTATGGCCGCTGGTGATACTAAGCTCTCAATCTGTTCAGATGCGCTCATTATGTTGGGCGCTGCTCCGCTTTCCAGCTTTAGTGATGGAACGGATGAGGCGCAGATTGCAGACCGTTTATACGACGATATTCAAGACACGATCTTGATGCAGTATCCTTTCAGTTGGTCCGTCCAGAAGACGGGCCTTTCGCGTTTTGTGGATACGCCAACAAATGAATGGAAATATAAGTATGCCCTGCCGGGCGATATCTTGGGCAACCCAAAAGCTGTATTCGCTAGTAGTGCTGTGGGCGCATTGCCAGTGCGAGAATTTGAAATCTATAGCGGCGGGTTATTCGCTAATTATGAGGCGGTCTGGGTCGACTACCAGTTTCGACCCGAGGCTTCCGCCTTTCCGCCATATTTTGTGAACCTGCTCAAGCACGCGCTTGCGGCGGCATTCGCCGAACCAATCACAGATCAAATTACGAAAGCTGACTTCTACCATAAGCTCGCCTATGGCACGCTTGAACAAAACATGCGGGGCGGCCTTATGCGAGTGGCGATGAATATAGATGGCGGTGATCGTCCTCCGCAGAATATCATGGAATTTCCATTGACGGATGTTCGTGGATGAGTCGGATCATTCAAATACAGAATGATTTTACTTCGGGCGAAATGGACCCAAAGTTGCGCGCGCGTACAGACATAGCGCAGTATAAGTCTGGATTGACGACGGCACGTAATGTGACGATACAGCCGCAGGGCGGCGTAAGGCGTCGAGACGGAACGAAGTTCGTCACACAGCTTGATGCGGGTGCGGCGAACGCTGTGCGGATGGTGTCCTTTGAGTTCTCGGTGAGCGATAGTTACATGCTCGTCTTTACGCCGGGCAGAATGTATGTCTTCAAGGACGGCGCGCTGATTACAAACATCAACGGCAGCGGAAACGATTATCTTTCCGTGGCGGCATTCACTGCCGCAATCTTGCCGGAAATGAATTGGGTTCAGAGCGCAGATACGGTAATTTTGGTCCACGAGGATTTGCCACCATACAAGATTGTGCGCGGCGCGTCAGACTCAAGCTGGACGGCGAGCCAACTCTCTTTCACATTCATACCAAAATTCGCTTTTGTGTTAAGCACCCATCAGCCGAACTACACGCTCACGCCGTCTGCGGCCAGTGGCAACATCACCCTTACTGCGTCTGGAGCAACGACAGATACGGGAACGGCACAGGCTGGAACGGCGAACACAATCACCCTGAAGTCGGCATCTAGCTTTACAAGCGACGATCAGCCGAATGGGATGTTTATTGAAATCACCTCCGGAGCGGGCGCAGGGCAAACGCGCCACATTGATGATTATGTTGGTGCGACGAAGGTTTTGACCGTGTTTCCCAATTGGGATACAGCGCCCGACAATACGTCAAGTTATAGCATAAGCCCCTTCAAGGAGGCGGCGGTTGATGAATATGTAAATGTGATAAACGGGTTTGGTCGGGCGCGTATAGTTGAATTTGTTAGCAACACGCAGGTCAAGGCGCATACGGAAATTCCGTTTTTTGATGACAGCGCAATATCATCGGGTGACTTTGAGACTGAACACGGATACGAAGATGCATGGTCGAATGATCGTGGATGGCCCAAGTCGGTCACGTTCCACGAGGGTCGGCTTTTCTTTGGAGGATCAAAAGGTCTGCCTTCTACGATCTGGGGTTCGCGCGTCAGTGTCTTTTTTGACTTTGCCCCGAATGAGGCGCTTGATGATGATGCTGTTGAGGCCACGCTCGACACAGGCACTTTTAATAGCATTGTGAATATCTATTCCGGTCGCCATCTTCAGGTGTTTACGACGGGCGGCGAATTCTTCGTCCCGCAAACGCTTGATGAGCCTATAACTCCGACCAATTTAATCGTGAAGCAACAGACGGCGTTTGGTTCGCGCCCCGGTGTCCGGGTTGTAAACGTCGATGGTGCATCGCTGTTTGTCCAGCGTCAGGGCAAAACACTACAAGAGTTTTTATTTAGTGACACAGTGCAGGCGTACACGTCGGCTCGCATTTCGCTTCTGTCTTCACATCTTATTAAAACGCCAACCGAGATGGCGATGCGTGTCGCGACCAGTACGGATGAGGGGGATCGCGTCCTGATCGTCAACGGAGATGACGGCACTATTGCATGTTACACTTTGTTGCGGTCTCAGAATGTCATAGCGCCATCTGAATGGACGACAGATGGAGAGTTTGTGTCGATTGGCGTTGATGTTGATAGCATCTATACGGTTGTGAAACGAACCGTGAACAGTGCTGATGTTTATTATGTGGAGCTATTCGACTCCACTGTCTTGATGGACTCGGCAAAGACGGGTGGCGCGGCAGCGTCTGTCACGATGGATCACCTTGAGGGCGAGACAGTCAAGATCGTCCGCGACGGTATTGTCGAGCCGGATCAAACTGTGCCAGCTTCGCCATTTACGGTGACATTCGGCAGCGCCGCCACAGCGTCATATCAGGTCGGTCTGGACTTTACACCCACGGTCAAGACGCTTCCGGTTGAGCCAAGGCTCCCAAGCGGATCGCTCAAAGGCTTTAAAAAGCGCATCTTTGAGGTCAACGCCGAATTGTTTGAGACGCAGGCTATATCCATCAACGGCAAGGAAATACCGTTTCGCCGGTTTGGCACGGACATCCTTGACGATGACGTGGCGGAATTCACGGGAATCAAGACGCTGCACGGCATACTGGGATATAATTACGATGGGCAGATAACCATCACGCAAAGCGTGCCGTTGAAGATGACGCTATTGGGAATCGATTACAAACTAAGCGCAGGACAATAAGATGACCGCCGCACTTCCAGTTATTGCAGTCGGAACAGCTTTGGGAGGCGCCTATGGTAAGATTCAGGCTGGCAGGGCGCAACAAAAGGCGTTTGCCGCACAGGCTCAACAGGCGGCCATGCAGGCAACGCAGGCCCGCGTTCAGGCGCGTAGCGAGGCGCTGAAGTTTCGCCGTCAGGGTGTTGAGGTGCTGGATCGTATTGTCCGTAACAACGCGACGATCAATGCCCGCGCTGGCGCTGGCGGAATCGACCCCTTTAGCGGTAGCGCCAAAAGCCTGCAACAGTTTGCTCTAGCGAAAGGTGGTCTTGAGTTTTTCACAGCCGAAGATAACGAAGCCATTACAACATTGATGGGCGAACAGCGCGCCAAGCAGTTTATGCATCAGGCGGAAGCCCTTACCATGCAAGGTAATCAGGCAATGAAGTCGGCAAAGATCGGCGCGCTGGTGTCTTTGGGTAAGGCAGCTATGGCGGGGGCAGAATTATTCCCCGGTGAGTCAAATCCATTCAGCGGTGTTGATAGTTCGTTAAGCCCGACGACACAAAGATTTGCGTTAGGAGCAGACTTCTAATGGCCGAGCGTCTCCCGAGATATCGTCAGGTCGGCTTAATGCCGACAAGTATTGGGGCTTTGCCGTCCGTGGATGTTTTGTCTGGCGGGCTTGAGGCGGCACGCGGGTATGAAAAAATATCGGAGGCTTTGAGCCGAGTCTCTGCGTTCGCATTTGAAAAATTGGGAGAAAGACGGCAGCGCGAAGGCGAGCAATTCCGGCTTGAGAATCCGATAACAGCCGAGCAGGTTGAAGCGGCCCTTTCAGGAGGAAGGAGC